CTCACCTCCTTCCACTATGTGGAGAAACCCGTGCCCGGAATACAGATTTGGATAATCCAAGAGATTTCCCGAATCTGTCACGAGGTCTTTGGACCCGTGAGGTCACGTGTTTCACAGGAGCCTCTCTCCCTAGGCGCCGATCGTATCGTCTCGGCTCGATCTTGTTTCCAATCGTCCCGACGTGAGGGAGGTGGCCTTGGCCACCTTTCTGAGTCCTTTGAGATGGGCTGCTGGTCACCTGACCAGTGGTCCGCTCAATTGGGCTCTTTTATCCTCCCCATTGATGTTCCAACCGAACCTCACTGGCTCCAACATTTGGAGGATTCACGTCGTCGAGCTTGGGAACTGCCGAGAATTCCCTGTAAACCAGTTGCTCTCCTTGAGCCTTTTAAAGTCAGAGTGATCACAAGGGGCGATGTTGACGCCTATCACTTATGTCGTCGTTACCAGAAAACCATACATGGGATTCTGCGACGTCATCCGACTTTTCGTCTAACGGGTCAACCGATAGACCAAGAGGTCTTGGACGATTTCACCAACAAGATGGGTGTACTTTCGTCCGAGGAGTTTCTGGTTTCAGGTGATTATGAAGCGGCAACGGACTACATCGCACCGATCTTCTCGCGTCACGCCCTCTACGAGATTCTATCTCGCATTCCGGGCGATCCTCGTGATGATGATACGTTGCTCCGTTGCCTTACGGACCACGATATCTACGCTCCTGATGGTCAGGTTCTTCCTCAGTCCTGGGGTCAGTTGATGGGTTCTCCTATCAGCTTCCCGGTCCTCTGCATCGTGAACGCCGCGGTGACGTCCCTTGCTATCCGTATGACAACGGGTTTCAAGGGGCCTCTCCGGGACCTTCCTCTCCTAATCAACGGAGACGATGTGGGTTTCGTTACCGACTCGATCGGATACGAAATTTGGAAGAGTGTCACGGCTCATGCGGGTCTCCGCTTTTCCCTTGGGAAAAACTATACCCACCGTGACTATCTGATCCTCAACTCTCAGCTCTTTCATCGAGTTGAGGAGGTAGATTTCTTTGGGGCTGTTCGTTCTCGTTTATGGAGGGAGTACCATCTTCAAAGTGGTCTTCTATATGGTCAGGTCAGGGTCCAGTCGACCGATCCCGGGGATGTTAATCCACTCGCCGATGAGTGGTCCGGCTCTCAAGTCGGACTCTCCATCGGACAGATGGCCCGGGAGATGTTGGTAGGGTGGTCTTTCTCCCAGAGAGACGCCCTGCTGACACGGTTCCTCACACTCAATCGAGTGACCCTGAATCGTCTTCCTCACGGTATGTCATGGTTTCTACCCAGACAGCTCGGAGGTGCTGGTTTACCATCCGTTTCCATACCTTCGGTATCGGATCACCAGCTTCGACTCGCAACATATTTAGCGAGTCTGGACGATTCTTGTCCTGATTTCTTCTCCTTACTGAAGCCACGTGTACCGGAGTACCTTGAGACCTACAATTCGCTCAAATTCCTCTTCCAGAGGACCCTATTGGGCTGGGAGACTCGGACTGTTGAAGAACAACAGTACCGACTCATTTCCAGAATTGATCGAATGGCAGGTCTCCAGAACTTCCAAGGCACGTGGACTGGTCCAATTAAGGCCCAGGAGACGTGGAGGAGTCTTTCAAGATTTCGATCTTCTCTTGAAAGATTAAAGAAGACTGCTTTCTCCCTTCGACCCTCACCGATGAACCTTGGTGAGGCGTTGTCGTTTAAAAGGTTCCGCGTTCTTTGGAACCCGATCCTTTATAGCGCCGTTTGAATCAGCACCGCGGGTGCGCAATATCTCAAACAACCCTCCCGTGGGACGGAGGGGCCGGACGAATAGGTGAGCCTGAGGCAAATGGTGGGGTTCTTGTGGTTCCCCCTCATCACTCCGTGCCGATTCCTATTCTTCTCTGAAGATAACATCCATGTTGTGACCGCTAATACGGTCACGATGATTGTTGTCGTTCGGTGTTATGAGAAACATCTGACATTGCGTTC